GTCACAGAGGATGGCACTGTTCAAGAGTTTGTGAAAACCAAACACGACTATCTTGGGTTTCTGGAAGAGGCGGTTCAAGATTGGAGAAAAGAAAATGAAATGCCTACTGATGGTATTGATGTTGATAGGGTTGATGTACCCGCAAACAGCTCTATCTGATCATGAGAAACAGATCGACAAAGTTTGGTCTAAAGGAGATTTAGTTACAACTAGAGTATTGTGTGAGTCTCAGGACGCTATTCTGGAAGTAATTAATGCAGACATGAAAGGTCCAGAACCATATGTCATGATGGTGATTGGTACTTTGATTGATGATGAGCAGTGTGTTGGACTACCGTATCCTGTAACGTTTATGGTCAGTAAAGCATTGCTTGAGTATGAGGACTTCAGTAAAATCCCTAGTGTAGTTTTAGGTGCAGTCGCTAGAGATGGAGAGTGGATAGGTTGGGTTTTAGCTGCAGGCACTTATGACGAAAATAAAAACTCTGATGAAAAAAGTAAACAAATCTCAATTTAGGTGTTGACAAAACAATTTCACTATGGTATAAATAAAGTACAGTTCAATGATGCTGAACGAAAGGCAGACTGGACTTGGGGGCAGTACCCAACGCCTCCACCATGAGTACACTGAGTAACGGTAAAACGATATCTTGGGAGATAGCTACCCAAGAAACTCTAAACGGCAGTGCCAGTGTACTCTTGATGGGGGCGAAACAGGATCGACAGGTGTTGATTAGGAAAGTGGAGAACTGTGGATTGACCGCCTTATAGGTCACTAAAGTAAACGCAAACGATAACTTTGCACCCATGGCACTCGCTGCGTAAGCAGTAAGTGTTCGGAGTTTCGGTAGGTTCCTTGGCAACAGAATAACCTACCACCAAAGAGTTTTGGTGGTTTCTCTTATTGCCGGAAAAAACCACCACTATAACATGGAGTGAAGACAATGCTTGAACATGTCTAAAAGATATATACGAGTATAGAAAGAAAGGCGTCTGGCCAAAGACATATGTTTGGTGGTCTTGCCGATTGACTCAAACCATCGGCCCGGATTTAAGAGCCTCATGACCGTGGTATAACGGACTAAACAAATCGCCTCTCGTCGGCTCAGAGAGGCACTTATAGGATGATTACATGCCATTGAACACTTCTAAAACCTTCTCAATGAAAATAGAACAGATAGTTCTTGACAAGAACATAACCCACATGGAAGCAGTATTGTGGTATTGTGAACAAGAGGGTTTGGAACCAGACTCTTTAAGACCGTTGATATCGAAAGCACTGAAGGAGAAAATAGAGGCAAACGCAAGAGATTTAAATTTTTTACCAAAATGTGCTCAACTACCTCTTTAGGTACTTGACATATTCGCCGGACTATACTATTATAGTCTTATGTTCAACCCATGCAATGGAGACTTCAAATGGAAGTGACAATGCATCTGGACGGTGATCCCACTGTCCGTGAAGAAGGTTTCTTCGCCTCTAAGGTGTTTAACCTTCAAGACCAAATTAAGGCTCTCGAATTTGAGAACGCTGAGTTGGTCAAGCACAACAAAGAGTTGGCAGAACGAGTGAAGAAACTCGCATCTCGTCAACCAAGTTGGCCAAGAGGGTATCGTCCTCGCAAACGCGACCAAAGACGATAAGGAATGTGTGCCGGTGTAGCTCAGTTGGTAGAGCAATTGATTTGTAATCAGTAGGTCGTGAGTTCAAATCTTACCACCGGCACCATTTTATGAGGAGAGATAGGTGAAACAATTTATTTATGATTCGTGGAATGGTATTATGAACGCTAATCATAATCCATTGAAACACATTGATGATTTACAAGTGAGACATATTGTTTTACAAACACTTGCATGGATGTGGTGTATAGCGTTTAGTTTGATGATCGGAGACTTAATGTTCTTTGGAACATCAGTCATTGCACACATGGTTTTGATAGCGGCAATAGTAGTGACTGTAAGTACTTTCGAGACAGCAAAACGTAGACCAAAAAGTTTTAACTTTGTCAAGGGTTATCACGGTATGGGTCGTAGTCGTGGTGCTGTATGGATCAACGGGAAGAAAACATTACTACCAGAAGGTGATCCAGGCGGGGAACACGAATAATGCAAGTTCGTTTGATTAGTTACACAGAATCATATGAAGGTGCCGCGCTGGCAGTGAAACCAAATGATCTAAAGGATTTGATTGCATACTGTGCTAGGGTTTCTAACCCAGACAATCAAAATAATTCTGACACATCAGAGAAACTTATCAAATACCTCATCAAGAATAAACATTGGTCACCTTTAGAGATGGTCAATGCATGTCTTGAGATAGAAACAACCAGAGATATCGCAAGACAGATACTACGTCATCGTTCATTCTCATTTCAAGAATTTAGTCAGAGATACGCTGACCCCACTAAAGAATTAGAATTTATGACTAGAGAAGCTCGACTACAAGATGAGAAGAATCGTCAGAATAGTATAGAGGTAGATGACAAAGAACTTCAAAGAGAATGGGAACGACTACAAAGAAGAATTATCTGGACGGTCAAAAAAGAATACAAATGGGCAATCAAAAATGGTATTGCAAAAGAACAGGCCAGAGCAATATTACCAGAAGGACTTACCATGTCCCGAATGTACATGAACGGCACACTACGTTCATGGGTACACTATATAGAACTAAGAAGTGCAAACGGTACACAGAAAGAGCATATGGAGATTGCGAAAGCGTGTGCGGTAGAGATTGCAAAAATATTTCCTTTGATTGGAGAATTACATAATGACTGAAATCCCTGTATTCCCTGCTGGTGTATTAAAGATATATCAAAATCCAAACCCACCAGACATTCCCTCTATGGATGAGTTTGAGTTCAATCAACAAGCAATCGCAAATCCAGACACAACACAGTTTGGTAATGAAATGACAAACATTATTGATCATACAGGGTTGTCAGAACTAAAAGAGTGGTTCTATGACTGCGTTCAAGATTACCTTGACAATGTGATGACACTGGACTATCGTGAGTTTTGGATACATGAAAGTTGGTTGAATAGCGCAGAGCCAGGCAGTCAACAGAGTATGCATAATCACGGTAATTCTCTTATCAGTGGTGTGTACTATGTTAAGTCTATTCCACAACATCCACCGCTTGTGTTTGAAAAGATGCCTGCAAACAGTGATCCATTTTTCTCATTGAGAAAACACTACAACAAGGCAAATGTGAACTTCACAAACAAACTCGCAATGCCCTGTACGCAAGGTTCATTGATCATGTTTAACTCGTATCTGTTTCATGGGTTCTCGCAGAATAATACCAAAGAGTCAAGAATTAGTCTTGCGTTCAACGTTCTTGCAAACCTATCAGAGCGTGATGCATACAAACTTGATTTCGTTAAAAATGAACGTTGGTTAGATGATGCGTCTGTAAGTTATACTGTGAACACTGATGGTGCGTCTGGTAAGATTGATCGAAGGATGAGTAAGTGAAAGCTCTTGTCATAGGTAATGGTGAGTCAAGGTCATGGTTTAGACCGCCACGGTGGGTGGCTATGGAGGACGTTGTGACATGGGGGTGCAATGCGATATATCGTGATGGTCCTCATTATGTTGACAACCTAGTTGCTATGGATTATGCAATGCAACAAGAAATATATGACTCTGGTTGGTGTAATGAAGACCTAGACTACCTTAGTGAACACAATGCATATTTTGCAAACTGGAATGTTGTACCGTCTGATGTTGCTGATGCCATGTTCATGGGGTTTGATATACCAGAATCTTTCATACATAAAAGTAAGAACAAGACTGATTACTGTGTTATAAATGGTAAAGACCCTGCTACTCTATCGGAAAAAATAGAGGCAGCAATGCAACAATTTCCTAACCTAGACATGGATGATTTGAAATTAAAGATGAATAAAGATGTTGGTGTGTGGATCACATATGTCAACGAGGTAAGAGATGTTGTGTGTCCAGTAGAAGGTCACGTTGGATATTCCACTGGAAACACTGCACTGTCACTGGCTTGTCAGTCAGGGGCAGAAGAGGTGTACATGTTAGGGTTTGATCTTAGTGCCTATGACAAACCACTAAATAACATGTACAAGGGAACAGACAATTATTTGCCTGTTTCTGCGAAAGGGTTTAATCCCGTAAATTGGATTGCCCAAATGAGTGAGGTTTTTGATAAGAACAAGAGTGTAACATTTTATTGGGT